CGCATCGCGCCGGGGGCTGTCATCGGATGGGACATGGGCGCCGCGCTGTCACTGGCGCAGGCGCTGGGCATCCCGCCCCTGATCGCCGCCGAACTGCTGCCCGAGATCGAGGCAGTGATGGTGCGCAAGCTGAACGAGCAGATGGAAGGACGCCGGAATGGCTGAGAAGAAAGTCTCCGTCCGCCTCGTGGCGGAGGGCGGACGCCGCGTGCGCGCCGAGCTGGAAGGTGTCGGTGAGGCCGGTGCCCGTGGCTTCGGCCGCCTGTCGCGCGAGATGGAACTGGCCAACACCCGGCTTGCTGCTTTCGCGCGCCGGGCCGGTCTTGCCCTTGGTGCAGCGGCGGCGGCCGCTACAGCCTCGCTCGGGCTGATCGTCCGCTCCACCGCCGAAAGCGCTGCCCAGATCCGGCAGTTCGCGCAGGTTGCCAATGCGACGCCCGAGGCGCTGCAGCGTTGGTCGGTCGGGGCGCGCACCGTTGGCATCGAACAGGAGAAGCTGGCCGATATCCTGAAGGACGTGAACGACCGGGTCGGGGATTTCCTGCAGACCGGCGGCGGGCCGATGGCGGATTTCTTCGAGAATGTCGCCCCGCGCGTGGGCGTCACCGCCGACCAGTTCGCAAGGCTGTCAGGGCCGGAGGCGCTGCAACTCTACGTCGACACACTGGAGCGCGCTGGTCTCAGTCAACAGGAGATGACCTTCTATCTCGAGGCCATGGCCTCGGATGCCACGCGCCTGCTGCCGCTTCTGCGCAACGGCGGCGCTGAGATGGCCCGCCTGGGTGATCAGGCTTCCGACCTTGGCGCGGTTCTGGACAGCGATGCGCTGGAAGCCCTGCGCCGCACGCAATTGGCGCTGGGCACCGTGTCGCTGGTCTTCGACGGCCTCCGCAACCGCATCGCCGTGGCGGTCGCCCCGACCATCGAAGCGCTGGCGAATGCCTTCGTCGTCCTCGCGTCAGACGGTGGCATCCTGCGGTCGGCTATCGACACGCTGATCGGCAACCTCGGGCGTCTCGCCTCCTATGCCGCGACCTTCGCCGCTGTCATGGCCGGGCGCTGGGTCGCAGGGCTCGCTGCTGCCGCCCTCTCCGTGCGCGGCCTCGCTACGGCGCTGGTCTTCCTTCGCGGTGCCCTGATCCGCACCGGCATCGGGGCGTTGATCGTTGGGGCGGGCGAGTTGGTCTATCAGTTCTCGCAACTGGTGGCCCGCGTCGGCGGTGTGGGCGAGGCCTTCCGGCTGCTCGGCGATCTCGCTCGCGAAGTCTGGTCGCGCATCGTCCTCGCGCTGGACGCAGCATTCGCGCGGATGGCGGCCGGGTGGGAAGAACTCAAGGCAGCAGGTCTTTCGGCGCTGGAAGGCACCATCGCTGGCGTGGTCAGCTTCGGCGACCGAACGGTCGCGATCTTCCAGGGGGCCTATGACGCGGCCGTGGCGATCTGGGGCAGCCTGCCCGGTGCCATCGGCGACTTCGCATTCCAGGCGGCGAACGGGCTGATCTCCGGCGTCGAGGCGATGCTGAACGGCGTGGTCACGCGCATCAACAGTTTCATCGAGACCCTGAACGCCGCGCTGGCCCTGCTGCCCGAATGGGCCACCGGCGAGGGCGGGGTGCGGATCGGCATCCTCGACCCGGTGGAACTGGGGCGTATCGGCAACCCGTTCGAGGGGGCTGCAACGGCTGCTGGCGCGGCTGCGGCGGATGCCTTCTCGGCCGCGCTGTCGCGGACCTATCTCGAGCCGCCCGACCTCGGTCTCGGGGCCATGGCCGACGATGCCCGCGCCCGGGCCGATGGCTATCGCGAGGCCGCCGGGATGCTGGCTGACGCTGCGGGGCGGCCGCTCGCCAGTTGGCAGGCGCTGAAGGATGCGGTGACCGGTACCGGAACAGAGGCCGAGACCGCACTTGCGGATGCGGCCGCCTCTGCCGATGCCCTCACGGCCGGGCTGAACGACACCGCCACCGCCGCCGATGGTGCGGGAGGCGCAGCACGCGACGCGGGGGCTGCTGCAGCCGAAGGCGCGGACACGGCCCTGACGGGCTGGCAGGCTGCCACGGCCGCCCTTGCCGACTACGCCGCCAAGGCGCGCGACATTGGCGGCGACATCGGCAGCGCGCTGGTCGGGGCCTTCCAGAGCGCCGAGAATGCAATCGGCGACTTCGTGAAGACCGGCAAGCTCGACTTCCGCGATCTGGTGACGTCGCTGCTGGCCGATCTCGCCCAACTGGCGGCGCGGCGGTTCATCCTCGGGCCGATCGCCAATGCGCTCTCCGGCGTCTTCTCCGGGGCGGGCGGCATCTTCGCCAACGTCCTGCATGCGGGCGGGATGGTCGGATCGGCTGGACCCTCGCGGATGGTCCCGGCCATGGCCTTCGCCGCCGCGCCGCGGATGCATGGTGGCGGCATGGCCGGGCTTCGTCACGACGAGGTGCCCGCGATCCTGCAGCGCGGGGAACGCGTGCTGTCGCGGCGGGAGGCACAGAGCTACGGCGCGGGCGGCGGGGTCAACGTGACCATCATGGCCCGCGACGCCGAGAGCTTCCGGCAATCGCGAACGCAGGTCGCCGCGGATATCGCCCGCGCCGTGTCGCTCGGTCGGAGGGGCATGTGATGGCGTTTCACGAGGTCCGGTTTCCCGACAACATCAGCCGAGGTGCGCGGGGCGGACCGGAGCGGCGCACGCAGATCGTCGAGCTCGCCTCGGGCGACGAGGAGCGCAACGCCAGCTGGGCCAATTCGCGCCGCCGCTACGATGTCGCCTATGGCATCCGCCGCGCCGACGATCTGGCCGCCGTCGTCGCCTTCTTCGAGGCGCGCAATGGCCGCCTGCATGGCTTCCGGTTCAAGGACTGGGGTGACCACAAGTCCTGCCTGCCTTCGGGCACGCCGTCGCCCACCGATCAGTCTATCGGCACGGGCGACGGCGCGACGACCGCCTTCCAGCTGGTCAAGCGCTACGCCTCGGGTGCGCAATCCTGGACGCGCGCCGTCGCGAAGCCGGTGACCGGAACCGCGCGCATCGCGCTCGGCGGGGTCGAGCAGCCTTCCGGCTGGTCGGTCGACAGCGCCACCGGCGTCGTCACCTTCAGCACCGCGCCGGGCGCTGGCGCCGCCATCACCGCGGGCTTCGAGTTCGACGTGCCGGTCCGTTTCGACACCGACGCGCTCGACGTGACGCTCGACCTCGAGCGGCTCGGCTCGATCACCTCCATCCCGCTTCTGGAACTGCGCCGATGAAGTCCCTCGACCCCGACCTGCAGGCCCATCTCGACGAGGGAACGACGACGCTCGCCTGGTGCTGGCGGATCGTGCGCGCCGACGGCACGAGTTTCGGCTTCACCGACCACGATCGGACGCTCAGCTTCGAGGGGACGGATTTCGAGCCCGAGAGCGGGCTGACGGCCTCCGAGGTCCGTTCCGGCTCGGACCTCTCGGTCGATGCGCAGGACGCCGAGGGCGTGCTGACCTCGGACCGGATTACCGAGACCGACATCCTCGACGGCCGCTGGGATAACGCCGAGGTCGAAGTCTGGCGGGTGAACTGGGCCGACACGAACCAGCGCGTGCTGATGCGGCGCGGGGCCATCGGCCAGATCCGGCGCGGGCGGCTGGCCTTCGTCGCCGAAGTCCGCTCGCTCGCGCATGTGCTTGGCCAGACGATCGGGCGGACGTTCCAGGCGACCTGCGATGCCGCGCTCGGCGATGCGCGCTGCGGCGTCGATCTGGAGAACCCGGCGTTCAAGGGCACGAGCGTCGTGATCGACCTTCTACGCGACCGCGCCTTCACCGCTTCGGGCCTCGGCGGCTTCGCCTCCGGCTGGTTCACCTTCGGGACCATCGAATGGACCAGTGGCTCCAACGCGGGGCGTCGGGCCGAGGTTCTCGGCCATGATGTGACGGACGGCATCGCCGTGCTGACCCTTCTCGAGGCGCCGGTGCGCGAGATCTCCGAGGGCAATGCCTTCACCATCCGTGCGGGCTGCGATAAGCGGATCGAGACCTGCGGCGCCAGGTTCGCCAACACGGCCAACTTCCGGGGGTTCCCGCACATCCCCGGCCAGGATGCCGTGCTGCGCTACGCCACCAAGGATGGCGGCCACGAGGGAGGCGTGCTGTGACGCAACCTCTCGCATCGGCCGACCCCGCGCGTGTCGTCGCCGTCGCACGCTCCTGGCTCGGCACGCCGTACCACGACCAGGCCAGCCTGCGCGGCGTCGGTTGCGATTGCCTCGGGCTCGCGCGGGGGGTCTGGCGCGACGTGGTGGGGCCGGAGCCGTTCCCGATTCTGCCTTACAGCCGCGACTGGGGCGAGACCGGCCCGCGCGAGGTTCTGGCCGAAGGCGCGCGGCGCATGATGATCGAGGTGTCGCCTGCCGAGGCCGGTCCCGGCGCGCTGGTCCTCTTCTGCATGAGGCCCCGCGCCATCGCCAAGCATGTCGGGATCCTCACCGGTCCTGCCACCTTCCTCCACGCCTATGAGCGGCTCGGCGTGATCGAGGAACCGCTCACCAATGCCTGGCGGCGGCGCATCGCCTTCGCCTTCCTCTTCCCGCAACGCTGAGACCCCGACATGGCAACGCTTGTCCTCGGTGCCGCAGGCGCCGCCATTGGCGGTTCGATCGGCGGCGCGATCCTCGGCGTCAGCGCCGCGACCATCGGCGGCTTCATCGGCTCCACCATCGGCTCGGTGGTCGACAGCTGGATCATCTCGTCGCTGGCGCCGACGCAGCGCATCGAGGGCGCGCGGCTCGACACGCTGCGCATCACCTCGGCCACCGAGGGCGCGGTGATCCCGCGGCTCTACGGGCGCATGCGCATGGGCGGCAACATCATCTGGGCGACGGATTTCCGCGAGGAGACGAAGACCACCACGCAGGGCGGCGGCAAGGGCGGCGGGGGCGGCAAGGTCAAGACCACCGAGTATCTGTACTATGCGAGCTTTGCCGTGGCGCTCTGCGAGGGCCCGGTCACCGGCATCGGGCGCATCTGGGCGGACGGCAAGCCGATGGACCTCT